AAACAACACCGCCGAGCTGATCAAGCGCGCCTCTGAGCGCACCGGCATTGCGCCGGGCGAGACGGTCGATCTCAGCAACCCGGACGTGCGCCGCGCGATGACGCAGGCGATCGTCCAACAAGAGAACCCGAAGGCGGTCGAGCAGGCGATGGCCGCCTACGACCGCGCAGTGGCCGGCGGCGGCACCCAGCTCGCTGCTGCACCATCCTCGGACATCATCGACAAGACCGCGGCACTCGGCTTTGGCAACAAGTACGGAACCCTGGGAAACGTCCAGGGGATGATCGTCCACCACACCGGTGGCGGAAAGAACGTCGACGACATCATCCGTACCTTCCAAGAGCGCGACGTCGCCTCGCAATTCGTCATTGACCGCTCCGGGCAAACCTATCGCACATTGCCGGAAGGCGCCGAGGGCCGGCACATCAAGACCGGCTGGGGTCCGGTCGGCGAAGGCAAGTCCAACGCCAACATGGAGGGTGTGGAAATCATCGCGGCCAATGACCGCGATGTCCTGCCCATCCAGCGCGAAGCGGCGGCGCGGCTGATCGGCGAGCGCGCCGCGCGTTGGGGCTACGATCCGCGCACTTCGGTCTTCGGACACGGCGAGGTCAATCCCGGCCACAAGGAAGCCGACGAGGGGATGAGCACGGTTTCCCGCATCCGCAGCGGGGAACAGCCAGTTCCAACCGACATCAGAGCCATAGCCGGAAGCCCATTGGCGACACCGGCCACGACGTCCGGTGGCGGGTTACCGGTGGTTGCAGCCCCCCCCTCTGCATCGACCGGGCAACCCGCCGCCGCGACCACTCTGGGTGCGTATCTTGATAAGGCGGCACCCCTCTACGGCCGAGTAACCGGCGGCGCCGACCTGCGGGCTGATTTGACCTCGGCGGCCGGCGGCGGACTTGGTGCCATCGGGCCGGGGCTAAGACTAAAGGGCGCACTCGACAACCCCGAGCTCAAAGCGATCGTTGACCAGGCCAGCGCCGGCTACAAGGCGAAGACCGGCAATGATCTGCTCGGCGATGTGCAGAGCGGTAAACCGCTCGCCGATATTCTCGCCACGAAGATCGAGGCGAACACGGCAGCGGTGCCGCCGCAGCAAGTTGCCGAAGGCGGTCCGGGTAACGAACCCGGCGCCTCGACATCCGATGATGCTGTTGAGGCGTCGCTTCTCCCGCGCATCGGTTGGCTGGCAGTGCTCCAAGCGCTGAAAATCACGCCGCTTAATGAGGGCGAACTGCAAGGGCCAGAACTCGCCGAATATATCCGCACGCACGGCCTCGGGCCGGATGTGTCGATGTCGACCCGGCCCAGCATTGCGGCCGCGAATACGCTCGAGACAGCCCTCCCGGCAGTACAGTCGGCGAGCGCACCGATCCCGCCCCCGCCCCCGCCGTGGCAGCAGCAGCCGGTCATCACCGGACCGGGCAACGAGATGCCACCCGCCGGCGGCTCGCAGGGCTGGGCCGGCATATCAGGCCCACCCGGAACACCATCGGGGCCTTCGCCGCTTTCCTTTGAAGAGTTCTACGGTCTGCCGGCACCACCGGGGCCGTTTGGCGGTGAAGGCATGCTCACGCGTGAGCACGAGGCCGGCGCCAAAGCCACGCAGGACCACACCAAGGCGGTCGAGGACGACACCAAGGCGACGCAGGACAGCGCCCAAGCCAAGCAGCAGGCACCTACCCCTGCTGCCGGAGCTGGTGCCAACACTGGTGGCGACACCACAGGCTCGTCGTCAGGTGGCGGTCTGCTGGGGCTGCTGGGGCCATTACTCGCGATCGGCGGAATTGCTGCCTCGGCGGGGCTGTTCAATCGCCGCGGTGGCACGCCGGCATCCTCGAGCCCCGGCACGGTGTTCACCCGAGGCGGCATCACCACGCAGACCCAGGGCTCGGTCCATCCGGCGCTCAACCAGGCCAACCCGAGCTCAAACCTGTCGTTCCTCCCGGCGGCGCTCGCCGGCATCAGCGCGCTCGCCGGCTTGTCGAAATTGTTCGGCGGTGGCGGCGGCAAAGGGTCGTCTGCCTCGCTCGACACCGCGACGCAACAAAACACCCACGCGACGCAACAAAACACCCAGGCGCTGCAAGCCAAGACGGCCGGCGGCGGGGCCGTGCCCGGGCTTGGCAGCACCAATATCCCGACCGGCGGCGGCAGCGCCTTTGCCGGCGACCAGGATTTCAGCGGCGGCCTGACCGGCGCCGGCGAGAACGTCCAGTCGTTCACCAGCACCGCCTCGAGCATCGACGGTCTGACCACCTCGGTCGGCAACCTCACCCCGGCGGCGCAGACGGCGTCGAGCTCGACCGCCAATCTCGGCTCGACCCTGCTGTCGGCGCTCGGCAAGCTCGGCGGGCTGTTGGGCGGCGGCGGTGGCGGCGGCGGCGGCGGCTTCGGCGGCATCTTCAGCCTGATCGGCGGCCTGTTCGGCCTCGAGAAGGGCGGCGTCGTCCCCTCGGCCGCGGGCGGCATGGTGGTCGGCGCCGGCGGCGCGGTGCCCGACGGCAAGGGCGGCCGGCTCATCGTCGCGCACCCGCAGGAGATGGTCCTGCCGGCCCGCGAGTCGCGTGGGCTCTCAAACCTGCTCGGCAGCTTCCAGGCGGGGCCCCCGCCCGAGGGCGGTCTCGGCCGGATCCTCAGCATGCGGATGATGGTTCCGAGCGTCCCACACTTCGCGCAGGGCGCCTGGGAGATCGACCGCGACATGCTGGGGATGCTGCATCAGGGCGAGCAGATCATCCCGTCGAGCTATGCCGCAGGGCTGCGCGCGATGGGCGGCGGTGCGCCTACCACTTCGAGCCCGTCGGTCACCTATGGCGATACGCATGTGCATCTCTCGGCGATCGACAGCCGCAGTGGTGCGCAATTCCTGATGGCGCACTCGGACACGATCGGCAAGGCGCTTTACCGCGCGCACCGCAACGGCAGCCGCTACACGCCCAACGGCTGACCCTGCACCGCGCGGTACAGCGCGGTACAGCACCGGATTAGCACCGAAACCGACTCGGATTCGCACCGAAAATTAAAACAAGGCTTCGTGCCGCCGGCCTTGTTTCACGCAGCTATCACAGGACCGGGAGACCTGAGCTATGTCGCAGAGGGTCTATCCTGTTTTTCCGGGTCTCGCCTATGCGGTGACCAAGACGCCGAATTGGGCGACGCGCATGCAGCGCGCGGTCAGTGGCCGCACCTTGCGCACCTCCGATTACGTCAACCCGGTGTGGACCTTCAAACTGATCTACGCGGTGCTGCACGACTTTCCGTGGTGTTCCTACACGAGCCCCACCGAGCTGCGCACGATGATGGATTTCTTCAATTCATCGGGCGGCGCCTTTGACGCGTTTCTGCTGGCCGACCCGACCGACAACAGTGTCACCGGCCAGGTACTGCCGCTGGCGACGAGCTCAGTGGCGAGCTATTCGATCAGCAATCCCGGCAACTCGTATGTCGCGGGCGACATCGTCACCGCGACCGGCGGCACCGGTCCGGGCACACCGGCGACGTGGAGCGTCACCTCAGTCGACGGATCAGGCGGCATCACCGGGCTCCAAGAGATCAATGCCGGCGTCTACTGGACTGTGCCTACCAGCTCGGCGGTGAGCGGGGGAACCGGTACCGGCGCCACCATCAACCTGACCTGGGTGACCACTGTGCAATTGGTGCGCACCGTAGCGCCCGGCGGCTTTGCCGAAAACATCATCGCGCCCAACGCGGTCAGCAACATCTACTTTAACGGCACGCCGCAGAGCGGCTGGAGCGTCGACCCGACGACCGGGCTGATCACATTGCCCGGCACGTTCACTGGCTCGCAACCGACGATCACCGCCGACTTTACCTATTACTTCCGGGTGTACTTCCCCGACGCGCTCGATTTCGAGGAGTTCGCCAATGGGTTTTGGGAAATCAAGCAAGTCAAACTGACCTCGGTGGTGCTGTGACATGCGCCCCGCCACAGCTGCACTACAAGCCCTGCTGGCGAGCTGGGGGCCGGACGTCAATGTCAAGATGGCCGACCTCTATACCTTCTCGCTGGAGGGCGGCGAGATCCTGCGCTATTCGGCCTGGCAGCAGCCACTAAACGCGCCGGCGCCCAACACCGACTTTCCGAGTTACCCGTTCATCCTCGGACCGCCGCTCGAGCGCACCAAGATCATCGAAAAGGTCGGTGTCGAAGTCGGCCATATCGACATCACCGTCTATCCCGGCCCGAACGACGAGCTCGGTCTCGGCGGCACATTGACCTGGCAGAAGGCGCTGTGGGCGGGTCTGTTTGACGGCGCCTGGTGTAGTGTGTGGCGCGCCTACATCACACCGCCGGCGACCGTCGTCGGCACGATCAGCCGCTTCTATGGCCGGGTCGGCGACGTCGAGATCGGCCGCACCAAGACCCACATCCACGTCAACAGCCTTACCGATCTGCTGACCGTGCAAATGCCGCGGCGCCTGTTCCAGGCGGCGTGCACGCACATCTTTGGCCAGGTCGACGCGAGCGGCAATACGATCGGCATGTGCGGCTATGACCGCTACGACGGCAGAAATGCGCTCGGTGTCTCGACCGGCATCGGCGCGGTGACGACCGCGGCAACCGGCAACTCCTCGCAAAACGTCATCTACACGAGCTTTGTGCCGAGCCCACTGACGGCTTACGACAATGGCTCGATCACCGGTCTCACCGGGCAGAATGCCGGTTACACGCGCACGATCGGCAAGCTCGACTCCTCGCAGAGCCCGAGTGCGGTTTTTTACCTGCAGCCGTGGATCTTCCCGGTCAGTGACGGCGACCAGTTTCGATTGCTGCCGGGCTGCGATCACACGCTCACGACCTGCACCAACACATTTCTGAACCAGCTGCGCTACGGCGGGTTCCCGGATATTCCCCCTCCCGAAAGCGCGATTTAGTCGAGATTTATTCTACTTTTGGAATAGATACGGGTATCGCTTTTCCGTTCGGCTGTCAATGAATTCCGCGCGCTCTTCGGGTGTCATGTTGGCCCACCATGCCTTCATCTGCGCACTCGCAGCCGGGCCTTTGCGCGCGTTGGCTTCTTTCAGTCTGGCGGAGTTTTTTAGCACTACCGAGATACGCCTACCGCGCGCAGCGCGCTCCTCGGCTGTGTAATTTGACCAAGACTGATTGGCCTTCAGCGAACCTTGGCTCATTCGTTGCCGGCTTTCGTCGGTTCGATTGGCAATGATGCGCTGCCGGATCGCCTCTTTCCCCGCCTCGGTCATGTCGGGTGTGAAGGTGTTCCACGGCTTGGTGCCGGGTTTGATCCAATTCTCGGCGACGCGCTGGGCGCCTTCGGCTGACCAGTTCTTGCGCTTGCCCTTTTGAGCGGCGCTCATCTTGCGCAGCTCTTCTTCGGTGTGGGGTCTGCGGCCTTTAGCGAGGGCGGCGAGCTGGTTGGCGTTTAGCGTCTCGACGCCATCACCGCCTTCGGTGCGATTGGCAATGGTCAGACCCGCGTCGCGGAACGCCTCTATCCACGCGTGCTCGGCGATGCGCCATTCAGAGGCCTCGACCACTTCGAGGATGATTGCGTCGATGCGGCCTTTGAAAACCCGCCGGTGCTCATTGAGCCGGCGCTGCAGGTTGGTGGTTCGGCCGACGTAGAAGATGTCGCGGCCGGGCCGCTGCAGCCCGTAGATCACAATGTGCTTTGTCATGCCGGAGTATGGCGCGGATTGCGCCGCTTCCGCCATGGGAAAGCACGGTTAATTCAATTTTCATTTCATTGAGGCATTCCTATGGTTGCAATGCTGGCGCCGCCAGGCTTCGCCAATGGCTCATCGGTCAAGGTTCTGTCCGGCACGACCTATACCGTCGACACCAACGGATTTGTGTCGGTCACCTCGATGGTCGACGCTGTCGCCCTGCAGAACATGGGCTTCTACCAGATCGCCGGCGGCCGCAACAATTGGACCGCGACGGTCGATCCGGTGGTCGGCAACGACACCACCCAGGATTACGCGTCGGGCTCGCTGTGGATCAACACCACCGCCTCGCCCAACCGCGCCTGGATTTGCGTCAGCAACGGGACCGGGGCCGCGGTATGGCTGCAGATCTCGATCGGCGCGCTGATCGCGACCGCCAACTCGGCGACGATCGCCGGTCTGACCTTGAGCGGGCTGTTGACCCATTCGGCCTCGACCGGGGTGACCGCGTTTTCGGGTGGCGGCCAGGCGAGTGCGACGCAGCTCACCAACGAGTTCTCAAACATCACGACGGCGACCGCGTCGTCGGCGCCTTACGACTCGGTCAAACCGAGTGCCGCGTCGGTGGCCGGGCAGAAGCGCTTTATCGCCAACAATGCGGCGAACCCGATCCAGTTCTTTGGCAATGGCAGCGAGACGGTCAACGGGTTTGCCAGCGGCACTGGTGTCACCTTGCCGGTCGGCTTTCTCGGCGATGTGTTCTGTCCGGTTGCCGGCACGTTGCAGATCAAGAACCTGCCGTCCTTCACCACGAACTTCGCGTACAACACCAACACCTCGACCGGCGGCACGACACTGACCGGGGCCAACATCGCCGGCGGCCAGCTCGACGTCACCCTGGCGATGACCGGCACCATGAGCGGCGACAGCAATGCGCAATTGCCGACCGTCGCCAATCTGGTCTCGGCGATCCCCAATGCGGTGGCCAACCAGCTCTACAAGTTGCGCGTCGTCAACGAGTCTTCCGCCAACCACGTTTGGACGATCACCACCAACACCGGCTGGACCCTCACCGGCACGATGACGATCGCGCAAAACACCTGGCGCGATTTCCTGCTGACCTTGACCACGCTATCGGCCGCCACCCTGCAGTCGCTCGGCACCGGAACCTACTCGTAATGAGCGCAAAAGCCGGGATCCGGCGCAGGGCGCAAGCCGTCCTGCGTCGACCCAAGGGGCTGCGCGCCCGGTACCGCACCAGCAGTGCGGCCGCCGGCAACCTCTTTGCCGGAAAGATCTCGAAGACTGCCAGGAAGTCCGGTGGGAAGTGAACCGGCTCGGCTTGCGGGGGAGTGAGGAATGTTGGCTGATCTCGATCCGCGCCGCCAGGCCATCATCGACGAAGCCAAGACCTGGATTGGCACGCGCTTTCACCACATGCAAGCCGTCAAGGGCGCCGGCGTCGACTGCCTCGGGCTGATCTACGGCGTCTACCGCGCGGTCGGGCTGATCGGCGATATCGCGATCCCATTCTACCGGCCCGACTACATGCACCACCGCGACGACGAGAGCTATCTCGAGGGGCTGCTGCAATACGGCCACCCGGTCGCGCACCCCGAAGCGGGCGATGTGGCGCTGTTCCGCTACGGCCGCGTCTACGCGCACGGCGCGATCGTCGTCGAATGGCCGCGGCTGATCCACGCCTTTGCCGAGCGCGGCGAGGTGTGCTGGGGCGATGGCGAGCAGGGCCGGCTGCTTGGCCGGTCGGTGAAATTTGTCTCGGCGCTGTAAGCCATGAGCCTGTTTCGCACGACCACGCCGTTCCTGCAGAACAATGCGTGGCAAAACCAGGCAGTCAACGCGCTGCGCTACAACACCTCGCAGATCGGCTCGGTGGTGCCGCTGATCTACGGCACGGTGCGCCAGCAGATCAATCTGGTGGCACTCGGCAACTATATGGGGCCGGGTGGCGGCAAGAAGGGCAAAGGGGTGGGACCCCTGCCGATCGGCGGCACCAACACGGTGCAGAGCGGCAAGGGCGGCGGCGGTGGCAAAGGCAAGGGCAGCAAGAAAGGCGGCGGCGATTTCTCGGTCGATGTCGCCTTTGCGCTGTGCCAGGGGCCGGTCACCTTTAATCCGAACAACCTCGTCTTTGCCAATTCGGCGGTCGAGGCGTTTAGCGCGACCGGGTCCGGCGCCGGCAAGGGTTCGAGTGGCAACCAGCTAAATTTTTACATCGGCACTGACGGCCAGATGCCCGATCCGACCTTTGCCGGCATCGGCTCAGGGATCAATTACTCGGGCACCTGCTATGTCACCGGCACACCAATGGATCTCGGCAAGTCGCCGGCGATCCCCAATCTCAGTTTTGAGATCAATGGCATCGAATACAACACCGGTGGGCCAAACTTCCCGGTCGACGCCAACCCCGGCAATGTCATCACCGATTTTCTGACCAACCCGCGCTATGGGGCCAATTTCCCGGCCGCACATCTCGACAATCTGCTGCCGGGTATGGGCACCAGCTTTGGCGATTATTGCCAGGCGGCAGGCTTCTTGATCTCGGTCTCGCTCGACGGCCAACAGAAAGCCGCGCAATGGCTCGAAGGGCTGTGCCGGCTGCTCAACAGCGCGATCGTCTGCTCTGGCGAACTCTTAAAGATCATCCCCTATGGCGATTTGGCGCTGAGCAACAACGGGGCCACCTGGACACCCAACCTGGTGCCGGTCTACTCGCTGACCGACAAGGATTTTCTGCCGTGGCATCCGCACCAGGACGGAGCCGAGCCGGAGGTCGGCCAGGACGATCCAATCATCGTCACCCGGACCAACCCGGCCGACGCGTTCAATTGGTATTCGATGGAATATCTCGACCGCGCCAATTTCTACAATTCGACGATCCTGGCGGTTTATGACCAGGGTGCGATCGACCAGTATGGATTGCGCATCGGCGACTCATTGCCCGGCAAGTGCTTTGCCAGCGCCACCTCGGCGCAGGTCTCGGCGCAGCTCATCCTGCAGCGCGCGCAATTCATCCGCAACACCCCGTACAAGTTTCAGATCGGCTGGGACAAGGCGCTGCTCGAGCCGATGGACCTGGTGCTGTTGACCGGCAGCGCCGGCGACTCCTACCTGGTCAATGAAGCGGTGCGGGTTCTCTCGATCGAAGAAAACGACAATGGCGATCTGACCGTCGAGGCCGAGAAGGTGCAAACCGGCACCGCGGCGCCGCCGCAAGGCGGCCCCGGCGCGGTCAATTTCTCGGCTCTGACGTTTCTACAAACCACCGGTTTCGCAGCGGGGGGCTTGACCGGCATCAGCAACTCGCCAACCGGAACCTTCTCGGTGTGGCTCAACCCGGGCGCCTTTGCGGACATGCCAGTTCTCAGCCCGCAATGCGTGATCCGCTCGACCAATATCGGTGGCTTGCCTGACACCACGGCCAACCCGGCCTTTGCGATCGTCATTTCTACGAGCGGCATGCCGATCTCGACCCCCGGACCGCTCTATGGGTTTGGCGGCACCGGCAGCCTCACACTCTTCTGGCGCGGCACCGGGCTCTATACGGATCAGCACCTCGAGATCGTCACCTTGCCGAATGTCGTCGTGCCCGACGGCAATTGGCACAATTTGTTTGTCGCGTGGGACATGAGCGGGCTGACGGCCAACGTCTATTGGAACGGCGTCTTGCAAGAGACCGCCGTCTACTCGGTGGCGAGCAGCGGCTTCGATGTCGGCTATTTGACCCAGACCGGTTGGTTTGTCTCGGGCGGCGGCAACACCTTCGGCATCGAGGAAACCTTTTACGGCTGCATGCAGGATCTGTGGTTTGACCCCGGGGTCAACCTCGGCGGTCCCGCGAAATTCATCACCGGCGGCCGAGCGGCCAATCTCGGCGCTACTGGCTCGGTCCCGACCGGCTCACCACCGATCCTGTTTCTGCATTATCAGCACGTCAAGACAAACGCCGTTCCACCGGCTGACCCGTACAACCCCAACCAGCCGGGGGTGAACTATTTCGGCAACAATTACGGCACCGGCGGCGACATGCTGATCTCCGGCGACTCGCTGGCGATCTGCGGCAGCAACCCGTATTGACATGGCATTACCTCCGATCTCCCCGAGCGGTGTGTCGACCGCGTTCATCTATCCGCGACAGACCACGAGCACGGGGACCGGCCTGACGCAGGTGCTGTCGGCAGCACCCGGCTTTACCAACCCGCCGATCATCTTTGAGCCGCCGTTTCCGCTCACCAATGGTGATCTCTTGGTGTGGATCATCGCCAGCGGGGCGAGCGTCAATTGGGGCGGCTGCACCGTCTATGTCAGCGTCGACAACACCACTTATGCGCCGATCGGCACGATCCTCGCCGGCGCCGTCCAGGGTCTCCTGACCGCGACTTTTCCATCGGGCGCCGATCCCGACACAACCAACACCTTGTCGGTCGATCTGACGATGAGCCGGTCGCAGCTGATCGCCGGCACGACCCAGGACGCCGATGATTTTCTGACCCTGTGCTATTGCGACGGCGAGCTGATCGCCTACAGTGCCACCACTCTGACGACCGCCTACAACTACAATCTCGGCACCTATATCCGGCGCGGCGTCTACAACACGACGATCGGCTCGCACGCCGCGGGCACGCAGTTCGGCCGCATCCTCGCCACGACGTTTTCGCAGCAATACCCGTCGAACTTTGTCGGCAAGACGCTCTACTTCAAGTTTCCGGCATTCAACACCTATGGCGGCGCTGTGCAAGCCCTCGCCGATGTGCCGTACTACACCTATACGCTGACCGGCATCGGCGCAAAGAACGCCAACAGCTGGTTCCAGTCGTTTTCGGTCGGCGGCAAGTTCTCCGACATGGTGCTCGACGAGTGGGACAACAACTACGAGATCTTTGACGTCCAGGCACCGGTCGCGCTGACCTTTCCCGCGAATTTTGCGACCAGCCCGACACCCGGCTGCGAGGTCGCACCGGGGGCCACCGTGACCTTGACCTTTCAGACGATCCACGCCGGCACCCCGACCACGGTCGGCACGATGACGATCGCCACCAGCGCGACCACCGGCAGCTATTCGGTATCGCCGGGGTTCACTGTGCCGGCCGGCGACCGGCTGCGCTGCTATGCGCCGGCCGCGGTCGACACCACGATCGTCGGCCTGTTCGGCACCATAGTCGGAACGCGCTGAGCCTCCCCGCCAATCGCCGCAAGGCCGCCACTGGGCGGCCTTTTTCATTTTTCGGAGTCCTTCATGTCGACTTTGTATGTCACCGAGGTCACCCACCTCGGCGTCGATGCGTCTGGCCAGGCTATCATGGCGCCGAGCATGCCACCGGCGCTCGAGCAGACCGTGGCGATCGCCGGTCAGTCGGCAGCCAGCAACGCCTTTGGCGGCACCACCCGGTTTGTTCAGATCCACACCGACGCGATCTGCTCGATTGCCTTTGGCACAGACCCAGCGGCAACCACGAGCAATCAGCGCCTGGCGGCCAATGAGACGCGGTTTTACAGCGTGACGCCGGGCATGAAGGTCGCCGTCATCACCAACACCTAAAGGAGGGACCCATGATGGGATCGCGTGGCGATGCGTCGCCGCAACTGGCGGCGCTGACCCTGCTCGCCGAGCTCGTCGCACTGCTGAAAGGTGCCGATGGCACTTTGGGCATACGTCTGGCCGAACTGCAGGCCGAGGAGGAGCGGGTTGCGGCCAACACCGCGGCACTCGCCAGCGCCGAGGCCGAGCACAGGCAGCGCACGCAGGCGCTCGAGGAGCGCCACGGCGAGCTCGATCAGCGCGAGGCTGCTCTGGTCGAGCGCGAGCAGGCCTGCGCGGCGCGTGTGAGCGAGGTCACACGCCGGCAGGCGAGCTTTGACGACCAGGCTGCAGCACTCGCCGCGCGCGAAGGCGCTTTGGTCGGCGAGCGCGAAAAGCTGGCGCAGAGCGCGCGCGAGTTTGCCGACACCTGCAGTGCCGAGCGTGCGGTGATCGCCGGCGAAAAACAACAGGCCAAGGACGAGATCGCACGCCAGCGGCAACAGGCGGCGACTGCGGCACAGGAAGCCGAGGCGGCCCATGCCGCCAGTATCCGGCGCATGCACGAGGTCGCCGACACCGAGATCGCCCGCCAGCAGCGCGAGCTGGTGCAGCGCGAGGTCGTTCTGGCAACGCGCGAGCAGGCCATTCGCGACCGCGCGGCCGAGCTGAGCGCCGTCCTCGGCTCCTAAGTCATGACGAGCGCGAATGCCGGCGGTGTCGTCCGCGAGGTCATTCGCGCCAATACCGGCACGGCGCGCGCCGGCGGGCTGGTCCGCGAAGTCATTCGCGTCAGCACCGGTCAGATCCGCATCGGCGGTGTCGTCCGCGAAGCGCTGGTCACTACCGGCGCCACCTCGCCGGCGACCCGTGCCATCGTCGACGGGGTGGTCCGCGAGGCCCTGGTCTTCACCGTCGGTCCGGCGCGGCCGGTCCCGCCCGGCCAGCAGAAAAAGCACCACGTCATCGAGGAGGACGATCGCCGGGCCGGGTATGAGGAGCCCGACGATTGGGCGTTCTTTATCCGCCGGCCGGCGACCCCGCTCATCGCAGCGCGCACGCGGTGGCGTCCTTGGGAGCACCACCTCGAAGTCGAGGACGCGGACGACGACAGCGCGCATCACTTCTTTCTCCATCGCGGCGGTGCGCCGCCGCCAGTCGTTGTCACTGGCGTCCGCAACACGCTGTTTGTTGCCAATCTCGGCCGCCTGATGGGTCGCGGCCCATAGGAGAGCGCCGATGGCTGTTCTGTTTATCGAAGGCTTTGACAAATACGGGCCGGCCAACACCGTCAGCGCCAACGTCACCGCCCTGCTCAACGATGGTGAGTGGACAAACGCTTCTGGTGCGATTTCTTATTCCATCGTTGCCCCCCTGAGCTCGACCGGCCAAGCGCTGCAACTCAATTATACCACCGGCTCGGTTGTGCTCTACAAGACACTGGCAACGACCTATAGCCGGATCATTGGCGGGATCAGGTTCAGCTCAAACCTCGCCGGATCAGCCAATGCCGGCCTCGGGTTTGCCAGCAGCGGTACGCAAGCCTGCACGATCACGATCAACTCGACCGGCGCGATCAGCCTGCGCACCGGCACCTATACCGGGACGGCGCTGGCGACCTCGTCATCGACGGTCAGCGCCAACAGCGCGCACTACCTCGAATGGGACATCACGATCGGCGCCTCGTCCGCCTACCAGGTGTGGCTTGACGGAGTTTCGGTGTTCAGCGGCACTGGCAACACCGGCAACAGCCAGACGACCATCAACCAGCTCAATTTCCTCGGCGGCACCATCGGCACCAATATCCAGTATGACGACCTCTATCTCTTCGATAACACCGGCGGCACCAACAACGCGGTGCTGAACACCAACCCGCGCATCGAGACGCAATTCCCAAACGCCGATTCCTCAGTGCAGTTCAGCTTTGGCGCGGCGATCCTCGGACAGGCTTATCAGGCGGTGGCCAGTGTCAACGCGCCCGGTGCCAATGAATTGTTTCTGCGCAAGTTCACCACCGGACCGACCGGTCAGCTCGCCTCGGTCGCCTGCATCCCGAATGCAGGCAGCGGCGCCAAATTCAAGGCGGTGGTTTATGCCGATAGTGCAGGGTCGCCGACCGGGTCGACCCTAGTCACCGGCGCCGAGGTCACCGGGACCACTGCAAACGCGACCTTGGTCAGCGCGTTCAGCAGCCCGCCGACCTTGTCGGCGAGCACCGCCTACTGGCTCGGGTTCATCACCGATACCTTTGTCCAGCTCAATCAAGTCGACGGCACAACGACCGGCGCCAAGGCCACCAACACTTATGGCTCGGGGCCGCCGACCAACCCGACAATGACGACCGGGCAACCCAGCTGGATCATCTATGGCAACATGACCGGGATCGCGGTCGATTGGTACGAGGTCGACGTCAACCCGCCACCGGGGGACATCTCTTACGTCTACGCGTCGAGCTCGGGCTATGAGGATCTCTATTCTTTACCGGCGCTGACGACGACGCCAAACAACATCTACACGGTCGCGGTCAAAGG